TTCCATGATTACTCCTCGGCGGCAGCCTGTTCTTCGCCTTGCATCGCCTCAACCTGTTGAATCAACGAGATGCATTGGTCACGTAATTGACCAATCGTCGAAAGTTCCTCACCACGGAAACCGCCACGTCCTGCGACAGTATCCACCACTGCGACCGTACTACGGGTCACTCGATTGACCATGTCAACCATTTTATCATCCATAAGGGATCTCCTTTAAAATTTACTCTGTTTCTGTAGCGCTACCCAATACTCATAATTGGATTCTTTGTTCACAAAATGTGAAATTCTTGCAGAAGAAAGTGTGACACGATAATCACCGTCCTCAACCATCTTCAGGTTGTTTATGTTGAACACTGCATGAAGGTCTTCACTAGTAGACTCTCCATCAACAGCAACACTATACGCATTAGATGTATCATCAGCGTTGTCTTTGGTAGTCAACATAACAATACCGTTATCTATACTCACGTTAACCTCTTGGTGGCCCAGTGCACTTGCCGCACTCTTGATCTTATTAAAATCAGAACTGGTCAAATTGAACCAAGCATCTTCACTTGGCAAACCAAGATCTTTCGACACAGTGGTCAACGTTGATGGATCAGAGTAAAAATACTTGACCTTGAAACGACCAGACCCACCAGATATTTCAACGTATTTTTCTGTGAAATTAAGAGTAGGTGACTCAACCAAACCCAATACACTCAAAAACTCACGCAGATCGTATATACCAAAGGCCTGTGGAAATTCCATATCCAACGTTGCCTTAGCAAGAACTGTGCGAGACTCAGATACCGTCCTCAACACGTTACTTCCGTCGATTAAGATGTTTCCATTAATTGCCGAAAAGTTCCGTAAAACCTCTAAGGCGCGATCAGTTAATTCCATAACAATATTCCTTGATTGATTTGTACATAGTCTAACAGAAGTCATCGTCAAAGTCAACCTGTTTAAGGTCTTCTTTAACAAAAATTTGTATGCATTTTCTAAATCGTCGTCCTATGATTTGAGTAGAACGATGATCTACAGCACCAATGGATACAGCAAGATTATATTCGGGTGTTACCCGTTGTACCTTGTTGTTCTCATCCTTATAAAGAAAGTCACCGCCCCATTCCATATCCCATTGACGATTTAGATATATGGTGATGGCGCCAGTTCGTTTCTTCTCTTTATGTTTTGTGAAGTCACGGTGCCATTCAATACATGATCCACCTGTCCACACAAAAAACTGAATAGAGTTTTGTGTTTCAGGTTCAAGATTGGGATAGTGACGTTTAATATCAGCACGTATTTTTCCCCACAATTCTTTGTTGGATTTGGCGATTTGGTGTACCAAGACAAGATTATCATATCGGTCTAACTCAGTTTTTGAATAGTCCTTTTCTCTTCCCTTTAACCAACCCCAGTTCGTTGACCATACATGTTCGTTTGAATTGATCAATGTGTCGCAGTATCGTGACGCCATCTCGGCCGTATCCGGACTCAGGAAGTTTTCATGTCTTTTGAATCTATACCCTTCTCTCATGCAATCACACTAAAGTTCTTACGTTTGACAAACTCAATCTTGTCTTCGAACTTTCCTTCTAACAGTTCACCCTTGTGGGAAATAATAAACACGTTGGTGTCATCACCGAGCGTATCTAGTATGTTTGTAAGATTGTCGACACCCTCTACATCCAGAGACGAATCAAATGTCTCATCCAGTATCAGTAGATTGGTAGCAACACTGTTTTTCATCTTCGCGACTTGTCTCCAAGTAAAGAGTAATGCCAGATCGATACGTTGTTTCTCACCCTCAGAGAATGAGTCATACGAGAACTCATCACGGTGTCGCGACTTGATAGACTCTTTGAATGTATCGTCCAGATGAAACGACACGAAGAAGTCTAGAACTTGTAAATATTTGTTCGTGAGCGAGTTGATGACGGGTATATACTCTTTAATAATTTTTGTTTTAATTCCCGTGTCTTTGAGCAGTTCGGTGATAACGGACGAATACGCAACGGCCTCGTTGAGGTCGGCCTTCGTCGCTCTGAGTTTTTCTCGATCATCATTGAGATCCATGAGTACAGATTTTTCGGATTCAATAGAAGTTGTGTCGTCGTCTTGTCGGGCCAAGTAATTATGAATAGTTGTAATCTGTCGTTGATATTCATCGATTTTCACCTGTTTCTTGTCAAACTCTGCGATCATGTCTCGCAATTTATTGGATTCTTCGGTTACACTCGCCAACTTCTCGTTGAGCGATTTGATTTTTCCGCTTGCGACGTGTCGTCCTTCTTCGAGTTCGTCCCACTTTTTTGCGGCGGATTCTGTCTTCTCTTGTTTAAGTCCTTCGTCAATACCTTGATCACAGGTGGGACAAGTGGTGTTACTTTCATAGAATTTAATCTCTTTGTTTAGTTCTTTTTGTTTGACACCAAACTGGTGATCATACTTTTTGATTTCTGTGAGTTTATCAGAGATAGATTGATGTTGTTCTGACAGATCATCGATGTATGACCGGTCGATAGAAGTCATCCCCAATCTAACAGTATTGATTGCCTCTTCAAGTTTAGTAACCTCAAGGAGTTTCTCGTTTCGATTGTCTCTCTGATTCTTCTCAAGGTTTTCAACATACTTGGTCTGCGTCTTAATCTTATACTCAAGATTCTCAAGGTCAGACTGATTGGCACGTACCTTCTCTTTTAGTACAGAGAATTTCTCTTTCAGAATATTATTCATCTTAGAGAATACGTTGATGTCAAGCAGATCCTCAATTACCTCACGTCGATGTTGTGCCGGTAACTGCATAAAAGGCACAAACGATGACGAACCCAACACCACGATTTGGTGAAAGGATTTGTGGTTTAGTTTGAGAATGTTTTGTTCGAGAACCTTCTGGTACTCTTTGTTGTGACTGTCTTGATTGAGTAGTGTGCCGTCACGATAGATCTCAAACTTGACGGGTTTGATACCCCGCACGATCTTATAGTTTGATCCCATTGCATGAAACTCAACCTCGACCACACAGGCCTTACCATTGATTGAGTTGACCATCTGGTTCTTGTTAATGGATCTGTGCGCTTTACCAAACAGACCAAACGATAGGGCGTCCAACATGGTAGACTTACCCGCACCGTTCTGACCCACGATCAGTGTCGAGGCAGACGAATTCAGATCGATCTGTGTAAACGAATCTCCCGTCGACAAGAAGTTCTTGTAACGGAGTGTCTTAAATGTAATCATACTTTTGCTTTAAACTTCACCAACGTATCTACGACATCTATCTTATCATAAAAACGTTCCAAAGTAAAGTACCTTTTTCGTTCAGGATAATCGTGAACAAACACGGTAGATGAAGGGTGTAGATTGTTCAGGATAAACTGTCCCACCCATTGGCGTGCACGACCATCGATAAAGACCACATCCCACTTTCGATCTTGTGTCATCGGCCATGTTGCATAGTCAACCACACATTCCCAAGGGGTAGGAAATCCAAATCGTGCTTCTGAACTCTTTCTCCAATTTTCTGGTATGAGACTAAGGCGATCCTTATTCATAGGAACTAATACATGTTCTACATTAGTCCTGTCGCTACACATCTCTTTAACCTTTTCATACCATTCCGGATGATGGTCAACCGTGGTCAGATGTTTTACAAGTGGAGCAAAGTTGGGTGTAGAGTGTCCCGAACCGTACTCTAGCATTGTGGTCTCTTCATTCAGATGACATTTAAGGAACTCCACTTCGTTCTCAGTCATCTCCGGTTTGGGAAACCGTTCATCATACCAATTCAAGTGTTTGCGCCTCCACCATGAGTTCACGCACCATACCTTTGATGGTGTTTTTGTTCAGTGGAGTGTCCACTGCATCAATATAACTGTATAACAAGTCTTCGGTAGATTCAACAGATACTTTGTCATCGTCTACACTGGCACCCACAAACTCTTCAAAATTCTCTGCGATCTTGAGTTCATGTATCTTACGAGAGTTAATGCGGTCAATGAATAACTCAAAGGTACGGGGATCAGATTTGTTGACCACAATCACCTTGACAAATTTATTGTCCAGATGTCGAATGTCCGACACCATTGGTGACTTGACTGCCCACGGTGTTTTACCTGTATCATCATAATAAATCTTTTCAAAAAGAGTTACCGTGTTCTGAACGGGCGTCAGTTCACGAGTGTCAGTATCAAACACATGGAAAAACTTGGGATCGTGTGCATCACTCCAGAAGAACTCCATCTGAGAACCAAGGTAATGAATGTTACCACTCTGAGACTTGGTATGAAAGTGACCAGACAACACCATCTCGAAACGATCGAACACGTCTGCCTTCATGCCATGCGTACAGGGAATACCTGCCTGCATCTCAAAACCTTCGAGTTCAAGGTGTGCACCCACAACGGATGCCTTACAGGATTGAAGAAACTTTAATGTTGTTTCTTCGTTCTCGGCATTGATCCAAGGGACTAAAGCAACATCTATGTTGCCATACTGAACCACCGTAGGTTTTTCGATGATTCGAACCTCTTCCATGTAGTGACCCAATAGTTCCTTGAGTGCACTCAGATCGTTCGTGTTCTTGTAGTATACGTCGTGGTTGCCAGGGATAATATCCATGTGTATTTTGTACTCACGGAGTTTCTCCAGAAAGATCTGACGGTTGTGTTCTAGTGCCTTGAAGTTGATAAACTTCCGATTGTCATAGTAATCGCCAAGGTGTAGAATCTTGGTAATACCATTCTCTTTTAGGTAGGGAAAGAATACATCGGTGTAGAATCTTTCTTGATACTCCATCATCACTTCGGATGAATTGCGGATGCCCGCATGGGTATCATTCAGCAGTGCAATTTTCACAGATCTTCCTCATCAAGAAATTCAGACAGATCAGAGTCTACACGTTTTCGACGACGTTTTCTAGTCTCTTGTGCAAATTCTTTGACTGCCTTGTCGGTTTCCTTAACCACGTCAATGCGTTCGCGTAGTTCGTCCACAAAAGATTGTGTCTGCCGAATTGCCTCATCGTTGTCCAGTTCCGCAGCAATCAGATCTCCAAGATCACTCTCACTCAGATACTTCATTTTAATCTCTTGTTGCTTCTTTTCTTTCTGAATACGTCTAAGAAAGGCATACCACGCAATCTGTGTGAAGTATGCAAATGCATTGGGATTACCGGTTCGTGTCGCTTTATCGATGTTGTAGTTCTGTATCGCCTTGAGACAGTTCTCTACCGCATCCATCATCATCTCTTCTCTATAGGTGTATCGAACGAAGTTTGCCTTGTGGGACAATCCTTCGCAGATCTTGAGAAAACATTGAGCGATGTAGTCAGTGACGATTGGAGTGTTGTCACCTTCCTTTTCAGCGATTCGACAACTCTTTACATACTCAACGACTGCTTGTGAAAATTCTGCATTATTGACATAGTGTGGTTTATCCTTTGGTTTCATACTGATACCTCAAATTTAGATCACCCATTATAACAAAAAGTGAAAGTGATTTCCAGCCCAGTAACGGATTCAGAACTTAAAACGAAATTGCTTGACTTTGGTGAAAAGAAGTGGTACCCTAAGGCTGTTCAACGCCGCTCAGTGAATATTCGTATCGGGTGGTGGGAATTGATAGACGTTTGATGGAATATCAGAATCGTTCAGAGTAAACTTGCCAGCAATCTCTTCTAGTTTATCTTTGAATCGTTGTTCGAATTCTTTTAGTTCTTTTCTCTCTTGTGCCCTTCTTCGATTACCTAGTGAATGCATCTGTATTAATGCTTCATTGTATTCACGAACAAATGCACTGTTGGGACGGGTAGTACTCATCACGTGATCTGTATTGACAACAATATATTCCATTGGATTTTCAATCATAGAAAACCAAGGTTTCAGTCCAAAAACTTGATTAGAAAAATCTTCATCAAAAGAAAAAGATAAGACCATAGCATTGCGAACAATCATGTCTTTACTATTTTCTTCAGGCCATTCCATCACTTCACAGATGACTTCATCACCACCATTCATTTTCAATTGCACTAAATTATTCATATAGGTACCTGTGTAATTCTGTAGTTGAACTTCTCTTTTGCATAAATTTTTATGCGTTCACCACTATGTAGTAGTGTAAAATTCTTTTTAGATTTGTAGTGTAAGTCGTCTGCAATGTCGTAGAGTTTGGTTGTGCGACCATCATCGGACATTCGCAATCCGCGACCAATGGACTGTAAGACTCGTATTTGTGATTTGCTTGGAGAGGCAAAAATAATGTTGTGAATATTCCGTATGTTAATACCAGTAGAAAAAGTCCCAAGACTAGCAAGAACGATAGAGTTCTTTTGACGATCGACAATATTACGTATTGCTTCTCGATCATTTGTTTTAGTTTCCCCACTAACATAAAAAAGATTTTGTCCGTCTTTAAGTTTGTTGTTGATTAAATCCCGTAGAACCTTGCCGTGTTTGTCCACAAGATTAAACAACACCAGAGTATTTCCATCTTGATTGACAGCCAGATTTGCGATAAATTTGTTTCGTTTTTCGTACTTGACGATGAAGTCAATTTCATCCTGATAACTCCTCTTGTCAGTCAATTGACAATGTTCACGAGCATACTTTAATAGTATGATGTCTATATCTAGTCCTGCCAGTGTCTCACGTTTCTGCAACTCGTGAGTGGTGGTGACGCGATGCACGGGCCCGAAAAGACCTTCGAGCACTAACTTGTGAACCTGAGTACCGTCCAGCGTACCTGTTGTACCGAATCGATACTCTGCTTTGATTGCTTTATTCATAATAGACGACAGGGACTTGGACTTGAATCCGTGTACCTCATCACCGACGACACAACCGAACTGTTGGAACCAAGGCGGCCCCAATTTATAGATTGATTGCCATGTGGAGATTACTACCGGACATTCTGTTTCTTTGTCTTTACCGGAATAGATTCGGTGACAGTTTGTTTCCACATCATAACCATAGTCGGAAAAGTCTTTGTACATCTGTTCTACCAACGATGTGGTAGGAACAATCAGTAAAAGTTTTTTGTCGTGGTTGGCTAGATACCATCTTGCAAGTAGATAGATGATGAATGACTTACCCGATCCGGTCGGTGATAGTAGGATGGCGCGTTTGTTTTCGATACCATGTACGATGGCGTCATACTGGTAGTCACGAGGTTTGAAGGGTAGATTGAGAGTCTCCAGAAACTCCTGAAACGCCATGTGTGGGACTTTGTTCTTGTCGTAAGGG